CTGATCAGCCGTCCCGCGAAAGAACTCATAGGTGAACTTATCGCCGTACTCGGTATAAAGTTTGTCGCCCAGGAATATCTGAGGTACTCCGTCGATCTCGTAGATGCCCTTGATCGGACCTTCGCACACATTGCCTATGAGATGCAGATACTTATTGTCTGCCCCGGTGACACAGGCATACACGCGGTTGATGCCGATGCGTGTGCGGCCATAGACGAGGGGCAACGGGATTCGGTTGTCACAGGTATTGACCAACTGCCCAGGCCTCCCCGGATCTTCGCGTGAGGACATTTTCATCCGGTCTGCGGAAACAAGGGACACAGCCGCCAACGCAGCCATCGTAAAGACCGCGCCCGCGTTTGCCGCTACCCATGCCGCTACCGCCGCTGCTGCTGCTGGCATTATACCCGCCTCACTCGTATTATTTTCATGCCGCCCGTTACCTTCATGGTTCTCACGCCGGCATCCCAATAACTCGCCACCACGACACCATTGCCGCCGTATATGGCCGGGTAATGATCGCCCTGCGCCGTCCTTACAATCACCATGTCACCCGCTATCTGACGCCCCACAGGGATCTCTTCCCCGTTTGCGTCATAGGCACTGCTCAGGGCATTAAGGATCTCCTCCCTTGTCGCGGTCGGATACCATTGCGAATAGTTCCAGATGTTTACCCCGCCTGGTATCTCCAGGGTCAGCCTGTCGCTCTTGCCCTGGTCGCACATAAACGCATAGACGAAGCCAAGGCAGCCGTATGAGTCGGGGCCGGTTCCTTGGGGAGAGAACGGCTTTCCGATAAACGCCTTCATGCTCCCGGCAAAGGTTTTTCTCTGCGGTTTCATAGCTTCTGCGTCCTCCCCCACCAGATTTCTTTCTGCATAAGGGAACTCAAAAACCTGTCGCCGCCGAAGTTGGCCGTGTTGCCGAGTGCTGTGCACCTCGCGTATGTCTGATCGCAGGTCGCCTCTTCGCCTGCGTAGGCGCACTCGGTTCCTTTAAATACCCACGGACAGGAGGACATCTGTATCCGCAGGGGCTTTTTGTTCCACAGAACAAGCTCGTTTGTGATCGAGATTTTCAGGGTGTTCTCGTCGTATAACTGCCAGCCGCCGATAATGCCGCGCAGGAACTCCTGAACATTCACCGTATGGTCTGATGCTATCGCGCCGAAGTAGAGAACCGCCCACTTGTTCCGAATGTCTTCATTCAGGACAATGGCCGCAAACGACTTGCTCGTATCGTCAATCTCGATATCGAGGGATTCCACGGCAAGGGATGAGCTTCCGGACATCTCTCCGAACTTAAAGTCGTTCCTGGTGAATGTCTCGCCATCATGAATGATCGGAATATCGCAGTCGGTGATCCGATAGGTGGTGCTGAACTGAAGCTCAAGGAGGAAGAAATAGGTCATTTCCTCTGCGGCTATGGTGGATGCTATCCCGGGGATGAAGTTCCTCATACCATCGCCAACCCTTTCAGTTCCAGGCCGGCACTATAGAGTGCATGGGCAAACTGTGTGCGCGTCATCTTATCGCTGGCAAACCTGCAGCGGTTCCTCATGTACCCGGCGAAATCGCAGGAAATGATTTCATTCTCTGCCGGCGCGGTCACAAATTCAACACGGTCAGAACTTTCTTCCCCGCCGCCTATAAGGATGGAATACTGGACCGTGACGACCTGCTCCTCACCGTTTATGTAGATTTTCTGAGAGGATGTAGACTTGCCCGGGAGATCGAATATGGTAGTGGAGCCGTCGCCGGTCCCTACTCCTAAACCTTCCCATGATGCGGGGTCGGGGTCGGGCAGATATACATAGAATGCCGCGTATGCGCCGCGTCTCGCGTGGTAAAAATTCCACAATAAATTGAACTCGGTCAGTGTCAGGGTGTTGTAGGAGAAGGCCATATCATATTTTGGGAACACCTGTTTTTGCCTGCGCTGCTCTCGCCCGGAATCGAACGGGGTGATGGTGGTCTTCCAGACCTCGGTGATGTCGTATGGATACTGAGGAATAGGGGTTTCCGGATAGAGCGCCATGTTTACCTCAGCAGGCTCTTGATTTCAGAGCGGGTCTTATTGTCCCTCAACGATTGGAGAACCTGGGAATTGATCGCGCCCGGGTTCCTCCTGCACATATCCTCAAAGCTCTTTGCATCGACCGCGTAGATGAATACATTGGTGTCGCCCGCCCCACCGCCGACCGCATCCTTGGGTATCACCGCCTCACCTTTCTGAAGAATGGCCGGGAACTCGTCAGGCATAAGGCCGGAGTGAAGCCGCGGAGCATGGCTGAACAGGCCGCCTGGGAGTGTGCGGGTAAAGGATGAATCCTGTCCGGCGATGCCGCCCCCGTGCATCCCGAAGGCTGTTGTCCCGCCGGCACCGATATGTGGCCCCGTGGTGCCGCCGCCGAACAAGTTCCCGATAGCACCGCTGATGCCTCCGAACAGGGGCCGGGTGATGTTCTGATAGGCAGCCATCCGCAGGAGGTCGCGTATCATTGCGTCGATCATGTCGCGGAAGGATGTTTCCCCGCGCATGGCGAAATCCGCTATCGCGGCTGCGGAATCCTTGCCCCATCCGTCGATGACCATCTTCAACTCTTCAAACCTTGCCGCGGCCTCCTCCGTGGAGTCCCCTATTTTCTCCATCGCGGCCTTATTCCCCTCAGCCAAAGCCTCCAATCTGTCCAGTTCTTCCGCGTACTGCAAAAGAAGTTTCTGGTGTTCCGGCAAGAGATCCGCATAGCGCCCCTTCTCGATTTCCCACCGCACCTTGTCGGCCTCTGATACCTCGCCGTACAACTCCACCTCTCGGCGGGCTCGTAATATTGCCTCTTCGCCGAGCCTCTTTTGCTCTGTCGCAAATTTCGCTCTGGCCTCTTTCTCTCGCTCTGCCGCTTCTGCGGCTGCGGCATCGGCTCCGCTCTTTTCCTTCGCCCTTCTCTTCTCCGCTGCGGCTTCTGCTGCTGCTGCTGCCGCTCTCTTTTTAAGGGTGGAGAGGTTTTCAAGCTCAAGGACAAGCTGCTCCCGCAGGAGCGCCATCTCCTCAACTTTTTCCTGCCTGCCTGGGATTACCTTTGCCAGCTTGGAATGGATGGCTATTTTCTTACCTAAAAGATCAATCTCGTTCTGAATGATGGTCGATGGATCGCTCTGCTCTTCCTTCCATTTGCGGTTTGTCTCGATGAGTTCATTGATGTTCTTAACAATGGAAGCAAGGCCGCTAGAAACATCGGACACCGGACCCTTGAACAGCTTGCCGAGCTCTATGCCCAGGTTTGCCGTAGATGCCCCCAGGCTGTCCATGCGCTCCTTGTCCGTGAGAACTTCAAGGTTATGTCTTGATAAGGCCTCTTTCCCTGCATCGAGGGTGGCGTTTAAAATCGCCATTTTCTTTTCTTTGTCGGTGAGCTCCTGAACGGTTTTGCCGAGGCTGGCCGCCATCTGCTCATTTGCGGTCCCAACCTTCATCACAAGGCCGAGGTTATCCAGAATGAGCGGAGACCCGCGTCCGATACCCGTAGCGATGTCGTTGAATGCCTGCGTGGTCGTGATGCCCATGTCTCTTGATTTTGCCCGCGCAATCAACATCAGGTCACCGAGTTTTTCAATGGGAATGCCCAAGGATATTGCCTTGTTCATCGACTCGATAAGGGCATTATCATCTATCAGACCACCGGACAGCTTACGGACCCGCTCGAAGACCTTTTCAGCATCAGCACCCATACCCTCGGCCATGCTGTTGAACGCCTGCCTGCTCTGCTCATACTTGGCTGCCTGCTCCGCGTAGTCCCAGGCCTTATTAACAGCCAAATATGCCGCTCCGATGGATGCAATGGTCTTGATTGTCGAAGTGAAAGAAGCGCCGACCTTATTCATGGCGGTTTCCATCTGTCGCCCATTCTTCTGCACGGCTGCGCGAGCCTTGCCCATGTCACGCTCAAACTGAGCATGGCCGGCGCTCATCTCTGCTCTGAGGGCTCCAATTGGTGCAGCCATCTACTTCTTTCTCCTTGCCATTCCCGCCAGGTGAGATTTCAGGCTCTCCTCCATCTCGCTTTGGCTGCGGTGTACCTGCTTTTTCGTGGTCAGTTCCGCCAGCTTGGGCAGCCTCTTGGCCCGTGACAGGTTCGCCGTGAGCCATGCCGCCGTGGTGCGACTGTCATGCAGTGCGGGGGCGGACTTGCGCGTCAGGTATGGCGTGAGCCGCCAGAAATCCACAGGACTGATACCGGCCCTTACCGATTCCACAAGCGCCTCCACCACCCACCCGTGCTCCGGTTTTTTTTTACTTCCTGTTTTTCCGGAATCGCCTCCGCTCCGAAGTAAGCCCACTGGAGCGCAAGCTGAACATCCCTTGCCAGCGGCACCAGGGGCGGGGACAGTTCCATTATCCGCTCCGCCGTATACTCGGGGTGTTTCTCCCTGAGCCCCGCCGCCGCAACATCAGCCACGGTCTCCGGCTTGAAGAGGTCCGGCACATCGCCGTACCTCGCTTCAATCTCGGCTATGGCCTTCCAAGTGTAGCGCAGGGTCAGCCTCTCGCCGTTAATCGTGATTACCTTCTCGCCGGTTATGGGGTTCATGCGTACTCCACGGGCCCGCTGATCTCGATAGTGATGGAACCGCTCACCTTGTTATCCACGCCGCCGGAAGAGCTCATGCCCATCACGTAGCCGTCGAAGGTGGCCGTGGAATCGTCGGTATAGGTGAGCTTGAATGATTTCTCGGTCCTGGCGGCCCTTGCATCTCTTGCCGCCTGCTGGCCGGTGTCGGTGGGCTCCCAATTGATCGACAGGGTAAGTTGCCCCTCGTCCATCAGTCCGATCTTCTTCTCTTTGGCCGTGCTCTGCAGGTGGGTGGTTTCGTACATGGTCGCGGACCCGCCCGGGCCGTCCCAATCCGTTACCTCACCGATCTCCAACCATGCGAGAGGAGTGGCAACGGTCGCGGTACCCATGCCGGTGAACCCGGTAGA